TGGGTTGGACTGGTACATTTCAAACAAATGACACCCCGGCTAGGACCGCCACTGTTGTCAACGGATTAATAACTAACGTAGCTTAAACACAATGATGAACCTTTCTGATCGTGGATTGCAAGCAATCAAGACTCTGAAACAGTTTAGAGCTCGACCCTATACAGACGAAGACGGAGACCAAGCTATTGGCTATGGTCACAAGATTTGTTCTGGTGATGGTGTAGCTCCTCAAGATCTAATCAACGTGTTCAAAGCTGAAGAACTTTTAAAGAATGATTTAAAGCCAATTGTTGCCAAGATCAACAGTGCTACTAGTAACGTTAGCCAGCAAGTGTTTGACTCGTTGGTTCTCTATGATTACTTTAACAAGTTAGAAGAACAATGTGGTTGAGATTCTGCTCATCTTACAGACTGCTCAAGCAGCTGCTGCGGCTATACGCACTGGTTGTCAGATGCTTTCTGAAGGCAAAGCAGAAATCGGTAAGTTTAAAAAGACTGTTGAAGGTGGAGTTGCAGATGCTAAAGCTATTTACAAAGAGGTTACTGGAGTCTGGTCTTGGATCAAAGGTTTATTCGGCAATCCCAATTCCAAAGTTCCATCCATCAAACCCCCCGAGTCAGCGCCAGCCACAACCGCACCAGTTCGATCCGAGAAAAAGACTGCCACACCTGTCAGAGAAGAAGAGCTCTCTTATGAAGAGTATCAATCTAGGGCTGTGCATGACATCTGTGAGCAGCTGAAGGTTTACTTTGAGTCTATAAGACTTTTGAAACAGCATTGTCGAGAGCTTGAAGAAGCTTCTTTAACTACAGAGAAGGTTGCCGACAGTGCTATAGATAGGATTGAACTTGAGTGGCAGATGGCTCAACTATCTACACAGATCAGAGAAGCAATGGTGTACACACCACAGGAACTAGGCTTGCAGGATCTTTACAAGCGGTTCCTACAGATGTACGACCAGATTCTTGAGGAACAGGAGTTTGCTCGTCAGGTCCAACTTAAAAAAGAACGGGATGGAAAATGGCGACGAGACCTTCTTCGCAATCACCGAATCGACAGGGCAGTAGTGGTCTTTACGGTTCTAATGGTGGCTCTATGGATGTGGGGAGTGATACTATCGCTAGGATGGCTCGTGAAGACACGCGCTGGTTTCTCGTCGGTATTATCATTCTGAGTCTTATTTTGTTTCTAGCTCTGCCTTTATCTATGCTGATCTATGTGGACACGTTAAAGATGCAGGCTGAAGTTAGATACGAAGTAAAGCAAATGAAAAAACTGAAAAAGGAGTTGGAAGATGAAAAGAAAGCTAGTGCTGCTACTAGCGAGTAGCTTGTTACTAGTAGCGTGTGAAGACCGCTATCGGTACTATTGCCAAGATCCAAAGAACTTTGCAGACAAACGTTGTCAACGTCCTGCTTGTTTGTTTTCACAAGACTGTCCTGATTACCTCGTAGCCCCTGTACTGGAGAAACAAAGTGTTCAACCTCAACCAACAACAGAACAACAACCAGCCCCTGCTGACACCCGAGCAAATTGAAGTCCGTGTCTGGGCTTTTGTTGTCGGTGTTGTGACTGTCATTCTGGCCGGCATCGTTGCCTTTATGCTGTACAGCTTGGCCTTTGTTGTCCAACCAATCAAGTCAATGGCTCCAATCGACCAAGCCTTCACCAAGATGCTGAACGACATCATCTTGTTGATCGTTGGCGGTATTGGTGGCGTGATGTCCAAGAAGGGTGTGCAAGCTGTTTCAGAGAGCATCGCTGCTAAACAAGTACCTCCGGTAGTAACAGCTCCAGTAGTAACACCACCAGCTTCGGTAGTAAGCTCTAGTGGTATGCCTAACTTCAATTGGATGGGGTATCAGAATCCTGATCTAGATGAATCTTGGAGACCAGGACCACCTCCTACTACAGCTCCTGACTACGAGCATCCTGAGAAGGAAGAAATTGCTGACGAACGTAATGCTGCTAAAGGTGAAGCATCATGAGTAGACTTTACCTAGCCATAGCTGTTGCCATAGCATTAGCAGGCTTGTATGGGTATGCTCATCATGCTGGGTACAAAGAGCGTGATGCTGAGATGCAAGCTGAAATTGTTACTAAGAACGAAGAGGCTCGTGCTAAAGAACAAGAGCTAAACAAACAACTGTCTGACAACTCTCTTAAACTTCAGGAGGCTAACAATGCCATCAATGAAAAACAGTCTGCTCTTGATCGTGCTATTCGTGCTGGTCGGGTGCGGTTCCCGTCCACAGGTTGCGTACAAACCAGTTCAACTTCCTCCTCTTCCAACGGAGATAGGAACGAAGCGGGAAGCGAATCAGATCGACAAACTCTCGCAGCTATTGCAGCCCTCGTCGCAGAAGGACAACGCAACACCGAACAACTCAACGCCTGCATCGACGCTTACAACGCAGCCAGGGAGCAAGTAAATGGTCAACGCTAATCAATTGCAACGTATTCACATTGGTCCTCAATGGGTTGATGCTCTTAACGAGACCTTTGATAAGTTCGGTATCAGCTCTATTGTCCAGCAAGCTGCTTTCATTGGTCAGTGTGGACATGAGTGTGCTAACTTTAAGATCCTTGAAGAGAACTTAAACTATCGAGCAGCTACTCTTATGAAGCTGTGGCCTAAACGCTTTCCTACACAGGAAGTTGCCAACTCATACGCAGGCAATGCTAAGCGTATTGCTAACATGGTTTACGCCTCTCGTATGGGAAACAGAGACGAAGCTTCTGGAGATGGGTATCGTTTTCGTGGAAGAGGTTGTATCCAATTGACTGGATCAACAAACTATTTCCATGCTGGTAAGGCTCTGGGAGTAGATTTCTGGACTAATCCAGATCTTGTTTCTACTCCTAAGTATGCTGCTTTAACTGCTGGTTGGTTCTGGTCTACCCATAATTGCAACGCTCTAGCAGAAAAGCAAGACTGGGTAGGTCTGACGAAGAAGATTAACGGCGGTACGTTTGGTCTTCAAGAGCGTATTGACCATACCCAAGCTGCTATTCAAGCACTCTCTGTTGCTTGAGTGTTCTTAGTAACGATAGGACGCATCCGTCTAGCACGGTACTCCTTCGTTACTAGGTCCATAGCTTTCTCCATATCAATTATGGAAGTACTCTCTAGCTGTACGTCGTGGATCTCCATCACTAGGTTCATAGCTGTTAGCTCCGTAGCCTTCAGCACATACCTATTTGTTGGATAGCCCCGCACAGCTACAGCGTGTAGTGCATCTAAGCCAGCTTTGATCTCATCACACCAATCTCTACCGAGGTCTGGTCTGAGCATCGTATAAGCTTCGCACATATTGAAAGCTCCGATCAAGATGTCTATGTCATCTTTGGTAGCTATACCTCTACGAAGAGCATCCATAGCAGCATGGTTTTTAATGCGTAGAGTAATGCTGTATTCGTTAGTAGTGAACGGTTGTAAGCCCTGCTTAACCCAACCCATCACATCTAAACGAACCCCTTTTGGCTTGTACTTGCTTTTCTTTTTCATTTGCTTTCCTCTTTGGGTGTACAAGTATGTACCGCAGAGTAAACATCTTCTGGATCTAACCACAACGTCTTGCCACATCTAGAACAAGTTTGTTTGTAAGGCTCTTTACGTTTTTCTTTTTTTCCAAAGATAGCGTCGTAGTTGTTACTGTAGTTCTCGTGGTCAGTAGGTCTTTGTTTGCTGCCTTTGCTCATTGCTTTCTCCTTTTCTGATGTCAACGGCTATGTGTAATGCTGCTGCGGATATGTTTGTGGTTTGATTGGCTGCAATCACTTTGATGTTGTTCATGTGCCTGTCAGCAATAGCTGCACACCTGTTTCGTTCTTTTAGTACTAGCTCTCGTACTTCTTCTAGTGTGTACATCATTTAATTACTAAGCCTTTCCATAAATATGGAACAGTCTAGGCAACAAGCGGATTTCCTTAGCTATGACTACACCTGTTTGTAGATCATGATTAGGATTCTTTTGCCTAGACTTCTCTAAGTTCCTAGTAACAGCTGCTCCGTTGTTTGCAAGCTGTTGCATAGGTCTCCAATCAATCTTTGCTTTGTAGTTAGGATTGAAAGGACTAAGAGGATGTTCAGATGGTTTCACTCCTCCTCCACGTAGGCTGCTAGCCGCTTAATACGATCCCCGTGGTATTCAACCATGCGCTTGGAGTAGTCTAAAGCTGTGAGTGCTTGTAGCTGCTCTCGTTTGGCTTCCTCTAGTTCTCGGATAGCCAGCTCTTTGGCTGTAGGTACACGAAAGAATTTCTGGGACAACATCATCAGTAAGTTTTGTGTAAATTTCATCGTTTGATTCCTTCTAGTTTGTCTGAAATTAGTTTGGCATAGCCTGCAATGTCTACCCAGCTGTCTGAGTAGTTAGGATCTCCGTTAATAATCCTAGCCACCTTGTGCATGATCATGTCTAAAGCTTCCATCTGATCTAAAGATAGCGTCTTGTTCCTAGCCATCAAGTTGGTACGAACCACTAGCTTTAAGCTCTGAGAGATAGCAGCGTGGCCTTCAAAGGTTCCGTACTTAGATCCACGCTCATCTAAGATTTGGTCTACATCTGTTGTCATGTCATTCTTCCTTTACAAATACGCCTTCTGGTGTGAGATAACCTTTGCGATCTTTGATTTGTTCGTAAGCACCATGTAAGCACTGAACCAGATCCAAGTTCAAAACTGCACATATCATGATAAGAGTCACAACGACATCACCTACAGCATCTTTGATGCCCTCGATGTCATTCTTATTGATGGCATCCAACAATTCTGTTGTCTCTTCTAGTGTCTTGATAGCTTGAGAAATAGGCTTGCTATTAGTAACAATGCCTCGTGCTTCTCCCCACCGCAAGACTTCCATCTCAATGATGCTATAGCTGGTCATACAGACAATCCTTTCGATTTGTATTGCAAGAAATCTAAGCTACCTGGCCTACGGGCTTGGATCTTATCTCCATCTCCTGTACGGTACGTCTCACAAGTCACTAGGTTTGTTGTGTTGGGGACTGGCATCTTGAATTGTTCCCGAGATACGTCCTGGATCTCTTTGAAGTAGTCCATTGGACTTTTTTGTTTCTCCAGATACACGTTTGAAATCTGCTTTTTCATCTTGTTTCCACTTTTCTTTTAGTTTGTTAATGAGTTCTCTGTTCTTGTCAGCAGCTTCTGACGAGATCTTCATTGTCATGTTGACTGTTCTTTCCAATTCTGGTGGGCTTTGACAATCTCTTCTCTGGCGTGTTCGTCATTTAAGATTATCCAGATTAGCTTCTTGCTGCCTCGCAGCTCATCCTTTACTTGAAAATAAGCTGCTGTCGCAAGTGCTGCCCACGCTAACAGCACAATCTCTAAAAGAGAAATTTCAATCATGTGATGTGCTCCTTGATAAAGTTGATCCAATGCTCTGAGTTAGCAAAAATACAGGCATCTAGCCCATGCTTAGCTGCCCAGTCTAAGTAAGTCGTCTTGCTGTTCTTAGACAGCCCTTGGTTACGCTGAAGGACATAAAGGATCTTGACATCTGGGTGCTGTTCTTTGATTAAAACAGCTTTCTTTCTATCAGCCCCTGTCCACAGACCTTTGGTTTCAATATAGACGTTCTTAGTAACAGTGAAGTCAGGTGTGTAGGTATGGTTACTTGCTGGGATTACGTACTTGATCTTGTCTTGTTCGTAGGGCAAGTTCCATCCTTGTGCTACGCAGGCGTGCTGAAACCTAGTTTCTAGCCCGCTGCGGTAGCTTGCTGGGTTGTGTCGCTTAGGTCTCGGCAAGACGGCGCTCCTTTCGGACTTCCATAAACACTTCTGCTACGTTAAAACAGTGTTTAACTACTTGCTGTGCTGACATCTCTTTACTTGCTATTGCTTGAAGAGTGCTGTCTTTGTTAATCATTTCACTGAGAACGGCTACAGCGACATATTCTGTCATGGTCATGTGCTGCATATTTATGTCTGTTGTCATTCTTTTTCCTCCTCGCTGCTTTGGGGCAGCTCGGTTGTTTGTTGTTGTTCCTCCTCACCGTTGCCCTCGAAGGCTGGCAACGGATCGGAGATGGTTATGCCCCGTCGGTACGGGGGTTTGTAGCTGTCTTCCATCTTGTGCCAAATGTACAGCAGCTGAAGGTTGAGGTGATAGCGTTCGTCGTCACCATACATCTCACGACACTTTTGATACAGCTCTTCTTCGGTTTCTAGTTCTGCTAAAGCACGTTCTGCTTTAACTGGGCCTATGCCCTGAACACCAATGATGTTGTCACTACGATCACCGATCAAAGACTGCAAGTAAAGATGTTTGATGCCTTCCCAGGGAGTTACTGTTCGTGTTTCCTTCTTAACAAAGTTGTAGTGCTTACCGGGAATCTGAAATAGATCCTTGTCGATAGAACAAATCACTGTAGTATGGCCTACCTTGTCTTGTTCTGCACCCATCTGGTCATCTGCTTCCCATCCATTGCACATAACTGCTTTGTGGTGTGTTACTAGGAACTCACGCACTGCTTGCCAATGTGTAGGACGTTCGTCTGGACGATTAGCTTTGTATGTAGGTGTCAACTCTCTACGAAAGTTTCCAGATCCAGTCAAGAAGACTGTGTAGCTATCAGCGCCTGTATCAGCCAAGATGTCTTGAATCATTTGATCTGCCCTTGATAAGGCTATCCATTGTTCATCCTCTTGTGCTGATGCAGCACCACGGTAGACGATGATGTCTCCATCAATTAGTGCTTTCATGTTTAATCCTCTGTACGTTTTTTCTTACGTCCTGGTTTAGATCTTGGTTTACCGTCTGAACGAAATCCGTAAGGAGCTTCTTTAACTCGGGGAGTAGGCTTAACAACAGGACGTTTTTCTAATTGTTCAATACGTACCACCAACAGACTAATTTGAGCCTTCAAAGACTGTACAGTATCTTCAAGATAAACCATACCTTCAATGAGTCGCTCTTTCTCTTCTTTCCACAAGAACATATCTATCTCCAAAAAAATGGGGTACTCACACTACGTCTCTGCAAAGACAAAGGAAACGAAACCCTTTGCAAAGCATCCGCGTTTTCCCCCGAAACAATTACTCAGCTGCTGCTTCACCTTCGCTAGCAACTTCTGCTTTGGCTTCTGCCAAATCCAGATCGCCTGCTGTGTAAGCTTCAAACTTACGAGCCAATCTGATCACCGTTTCTGATGTGCTATCAAACTCAACTGCAAATGTTTTACCACCAGCAGAAGCAATAATCAAATCAGTAGCACGGGCTAGTGCGTTCTGACGAACGATTGACCGATCCCCATGAAGAGGAGGAATAGGAAACACTTTTTCTTTAGGAGAGTACCCGCTAGTACGAGTAACAGCTGGGCTGCTACTAGTAACAGAAGGAACTGCTCCAGCACCTGCGCTACCTCCTTTAGATAGTACGATCACCGCTTTAGTTTCCATGCCATACGTGCCGCTGTTAACGTCAAACTGTACTTCGTAACCGACTTGGACTTTGGGATCTTTGAATCCGCATTTAATCCAATCGCCGTTTACTTTCATGGAGTAAGTGGGTTTTGTACCGAACTTAGTGTTTACGTCTTTTGTAGAGATTTGCTCTACG